CGGCCAAAGGGTAAGGGTGAAGTAACTCAAATCTCGATGGATGACCAGGCGAAACTCAACGATGCAAAACGTAGAGCCGGAGAGGAAATAGAGCTGGAGACAGACGAGGAACAGCAAGAAGCCTATGAACTAGACGAAGAGCTAGCGATGCTTGAATATGGCCTAGCATCTGATCCATTGGCAAATGCCAGGTTTACTCTTGGCGGTAAGCAAGTCGGTATAGATTTCTTTATTGATATTAAAGACCAAAACTTCCCCGAATACCTTACCGTAAAGCAGGCTGAAGCCCTATTCCCTGGATACCATTTCTCCAGATATGCACAGAAGGGGCTACCCACATATAACAAGGTGCCGAAGGATGCCGCACTTGATGACGTAGCTACGAAGTATAACATGACAGCAGATGAGATAGCCGAAAGAGCAGTACAGATACGCCAAGAGAAGGCTAGGATTAAAGAGTTGAAGCGGGAGGTTTCTTTGGGAGCAGTCGAACCAGAGCTAACCCCTGCACCCCCTCCCCCACCAAGACCTTCGATTATCCAGCAGATGCAGCAGCTCCGTAGTGAAATGGCAAATGATATAAGGGCTATGCAGGGAGCCATCGAGGGAATGAAGGGTGCAGAAATTACAATCTCTAAAGAGTTCCTTCAAGGCATGGAACGGGAACTTAAATATGCTGATAAGATTCTATCCGGGTTTAAGAGTCGGCCAGACTTACCGGATGCCAATAAGCTGAAGTCTATAATACACGCTTGGGCTAGATATAAAGGGTTTTCTAAAACTCAGTTACAGAGTATTACCAAGAGCATTAGCGGTAAGACTAGAACCAAGACACTCAGCCAGGAGAAATTACTGGATGTACTGGATGCCGTTAAGAAAAAAAGGCCCAAGCTTATTCATAGTAAGCATGTAATCACACTCAAGACTGAGGGTAAGATACAAACACTAAAGGATAATCTCATTCGTAACAATCAACTTGATGAGGCAAACTATGATCGGATTATGAAAGGACTTGGCCTTTCGACTGATCGCTATAATAATGCTTTTAACTTTATTACCGAATTAGAAGGTAAGACTCTAATCCGCACCATGAATGAGGAAGCATGGTGGGTTATGCAACAACTGAGAGCGGAAAAGGCTCTCGGTATGGAAGGAAACCAGAACATTAAAGAGTGGCTTGATGCGAATAAAAAGCGTAGCAAAGATTATGCTGCTCGCAAGCAGAAAGACAAAAAGTCAGGGAAAACCCCCTCAGAGTTTCAGGATATGGCTCTATTTACTTCAGCCATGCAGGAGAATACTGGTACGAAATGGTTTGATAGTTGGCAGTATCTCCTTGAAGGTCATCAGGATGCACAGGCAGCTACGAATTATGTAATGGCGCAACTACACCAGTTACCGCAGTTCAATGCCATATCAGGCAATGAGATGGCTAGAAATAGGGTAGGTGAATATATTGCCAGTCAGTATCCTGGTAGTGGTATTGAGAAACCAATGTATCAGGCTGGACCTGAGGGTGCTGTAGTGCCTCCTGATTTGCAGGAATATGCTCAAGCGGTGGCTAAGAACAAAAGTGTTAAGGGCATTAAGTTGGTCGGGAGTTCTGTAACAGACAAGGCTGCTAAGGATGTTGATATAGTGTATGAGCTAGGAGGTATTAAATTACCTGCTGACAAAGGACAAGCTGAGGAATTAGTTGAAAGTATCACTGAGCGACTAGCGGGTATTGACGTAAATAAGTATGATACTTTCTTTAAGGTAGATGACCGATACTTTCATCTAGGTACAGGTGCAGGTAGACAATTGGTTGAGAATACTGAGTATGGGATAAGACAGGCTGGTAAGCCATCTGTAGACTTGTTGGCACCTGCTCCTCAAGATATTACGCCCAGTGAGCAAAAGATTGCTGAGCATATCCAAGCTATCTTTAGGAACTTCGAGCCGGATGTTAGACTCAATAAATTTGAGCTTGCCTATCGGCTACATCCCAATGATATTCAAAGGATGCAGGCTGAAATTATACCCGATGCTCCCATTAAAGACCTAAGAGAGGCAGTAGATATATTCGAGAGTCACGGACAGCAGGCACTTGAGGAATATCTAAACACAAAAACCTGGGGCATAATTGAGCAAGGTTATGAACCCCTATCAGTTGCCTATCCAAAACTGATAGGTGCAACCCGTATTGGTATGGCGGCTGTCGCCCAAGGGCATCTCAGGGTAAGGCAGGGTATTGATTACCCAGTTCAAGACCGCCATATCTTTCAAAGACTTTATACTTATGTTAGACAGATGAATACTCTCAAGTATATGAGGCCATCGTTAAGCCACTTTCAAAGAACATGGCTTAATAATTTCAATGAGTTCGACAACTACCGACAGGTGCAATCAATTCTAGAAATGAATATCAATGAACTTAAAGGCTACCATCCCTATGAGGGTAAACTAGCTACTATGATACGGCGACTGTATTCACAAACAATGTCCGCCGTTTTCTTTGACCCTTATAAATGGTTTCGTAATAAGTTTCAGAACCTATCTTTTAATGTACTTAGGCCACGTTATGTGTTCCCCCGTACTTTCCGTAAGCTGACTGGTCATCGGGCGACATTCTTTCAGGGTAGGGTGAGTATGCTCCGCGGCCTAACTCACGATTACCTAATGCAGGGTTATGAACCCCTACCTGGCTTCGGGCCACTAGTCAGACTAGTAAATAGAGCCAGTCGCTACCCCTGGACTGATGACACCAATAGACAGGAAAGTTTTAATATGTACTATGATAATGCAGTAAACGCTCTGAAGCGTTATCGTAAGCACCATAATGTTGAGCGGTTATTTAAGGAAACGTATGCCCTTGAGTTTGAGAGGCCTCAACAGCAGAGACTTGCCGAAATACTTGCCCAACCGATGGTAAGTTACAATCTGAAAGGAATGCCAAATGTAACGGGCGAAGAGGCATTTGCTCTGGAAGTGGCTTGGGAAGGCACGAATCTAACTCACTTCCGATATGCCAAGACACAGGGCGCACCAGCACAACAAGGCCCAATTGGTAGCATACTTGGTAATCTTTTTACTTTCCCGCGTAGTTGGGGGCAACGTATCTTGAAGCAGGTGACTAAACTCAGACCGGGTTCTGGTGCCACATTCAATGAAAAACTTATTGCCACCAAAGTTGTTGCTGGCATTATTATCATTTCATTTCTGATTGGTGAAGGGTTCCGGCGGATCACCGGCAGAAAGTTTAATCCCTATGACCCAATGAATATACTAAGCTGGACTCCTGGTGGCTTGGTACTGGGTACCACGGCAGAAATCGGTAACATGCTCTACAATCTTGGGCAGGCTGCTTTCGGAGATAAGAGCTATCAGGGCGCAGTATTGTCTAGTATTCCGAGATTAGCCGGTTTGATGATGCCGTTATATGATATGTTCGTTAATATATTGGAGAGTGCAACCGATACTAAGAACATAGATTATTACTTCCTTAACAAAGTTCGTGAGTTATTGGATTCCGAATATACTGCCAGGGGTGGTCAGAATGTAATTGAGAGAGATTGGGTAGCGTGGATACAACACGCCCTATTCCGTGGCGAAATGCCTGAATACGAAATGCCCGATAACCCCGAAGTGGTAAGACTGAGAGAAGAATATAGGGATTTGTTCCTACTCTATGATGACTATGCAGACCCGATGAGTGGCGATTATATAGAGGAGGAGAAAGACCGTAGGGAGGCAAGACAGGAACTTTTACATAATAACACCGACTTTGCCGATGCCAAAAGAACGATAGAGTTTTATGATCTTGGCTATTGGGACGAAAAAGCAATGAAAGCTTTTGAAAGTACGGCCTGGTGGAAGAAGTATATTCAGGACATCCCACTTATCGGTGAGATGTACGGTCAGCCTAATGCCCTTGACCTTGAGACAGAGCTATTAAATCAATATCTGGAATACGGACATAAGGTTGATGAGTTTGGATCGAACTCAGCCGAGGCTATATTATATAGATATGACCATTCCGATTTGCAAAGTTTTGGCTCTTTACATGATGAGGACGGGAAGCCATTAACCTTTGGCTGGCAGGAGCAAGAGTTGACGGATCAAGAAGTAAAACGCTATAGGCTAATCGTTAAAGACCGAAAACTTATTGATTGGCGAGATGGATGGAGTGATAGAACATCGGATATTTATATTAAAGATGATGATGAACGGAAGGCAGTACTTCAAGCGTTAAGGGGTGAACGTACTGATGAGAACGTAGAAGCTCTCAAGAATGTTGGCTTAAATGACGCTGAGATAAACGAAATATATTCCTCAAATACTGATTTTCTTGATAATGAGAGAAGAATAAAGGCCCTTGAGAATGATGTACCTTCAGATGATATTATGGAAGAGTTTGTTGAATATAGTCAAAAGGTCGATGAGTTTGGTGGTAGTAGTGCTGAAGCCCGACTATTTAGGCTCGATCATTCTGGTTTATCTGCGTGGGGTCAACTCAATGATGTATTCGGGTGGGTTGAAATTCCCGAGGAAGATCGGCGTAAACTAGAACTTCAGGTAAACTTCAGTAAAGACTTTGATGATTATGATGCCATAGCTGATAAGGCTGGTCTATCAAATGATGATAAGACACAAGAGCGACAAGATATGTTGTTTACTGAGGATGAGACATCACGCTTTGGCATAGTTCTTACGGATTTCGGCAAGGCTTATTACACAAAGGATGCCTATGAAGAAGGCTATTCTGAGAGCCAGTGGGATAAGCACCTTGAGTTCCAAGAGATACCTGAATGGGGTAGCTGGCGGGATAGATGGCTGGTCGATCCTGATAACTCACTGTACGCAGCAGAGTATTACAATGAAGATATTGGCGGTCATGTGCCGGTTCACCCAGATGATATAGCCAACATTAAGCCCGAGATGTACGATCAACTGTATCTGGACTTTAAGGATGACTTCGAGGCTTTTGATGATATCAGCTATGATAGTACTCTAAATGCGAAGCAGAAGGAAGAAGAGCGAATACAGTCTCTATTGGGCAAGCGTGACTTTGGGGTTGCATACTATAAGCGAGAGGCTTATGAGAATGGTTTACACAACGTAAATGAGGATGTCCTAGATGATTATGCCGGGTGGTTTTTGGGGATAAAGGATACACTGAAGAAACCTGAAGGCTGGCGCTTTGATTTCTGGTTCGCTGATGATTGGTGGCTTATGGCTCACCCTGACTTTGAGGATGCGATGGTCCAGTTATATCAGGATAGCAATGGAAAACATGGCTGGAAGGAGCATAGCGACTTTTCGAAGGTGCCTAGTCGCCATGTATTAGAACTATTCTTTGAGTATGATCTAATAACTTCGCCTAGCGGACGGTTGCAATTTAGGATAGACCATCCTGAGCTTGACGCATGGGGGCAGATATACTTTGACTGGCAGCCTGCGGCTGGTCGGGAAGATGAAGTTAAGAGGGTTGAGGGCTGGCCGGAACACGCTACCGATTTGATTGAGCTAAAGGCAAGGCTCGAAGAACTAGAGAGGATCGTGCAAAGTGCTTCAATCTACCCACCAGAATGAACTAAGATGTAAGAATTGCAATCGTAAACTAGGCGAGAACCTTACTGGCCAGGTCGAGATTGTTTGCCCCAGGTGCGGTTGCTTTAATAATTTCGGCGTACCTCTTGACAAACAGAAAGACTTGGTTTATACTTTTTCACAAAGGATAGAGGATCCATTGAAGTAACAACAGAATAACCAAGAGCTACTTTAGATAGCCGTAACTCAGAGCGCCGGGAGCGCCAGCACTTTTGAGTTATGGCTATTTGTTTTTCGGAGGTAAAGGATGCCAGCAGTAAGTAAGAATCAACACACACTAGCTTGTATCGCTCTCTCAATTAAAAAGGGCGAAACACCGGCCTCATACTCAAAGCAAGGCGCTAAGATGGCGAGTAGTATGAGTGAGGACGAATTAAATATCTATTGTAAGGAACCCGTACAAAAATAATTAGGAGGCGAAAAGCATGGACGGCGAAGATAATACTACTCAGGACCCTCTTCCAGGGACGGGACAGGCTTCTGGTGGTGATGCTGGCCCTTCAGCAGATGCCGAAACTAGATTAACACCGGCGCAAGTGGATCAACTTGTTAAGGAGCGCCATAGCAAGCTCGACACTAAGATTCATGGACTCGAAACTACGATTGCCGATAGGGACAAGGAACTGACGGCAATTCGGGATGAGAGAAAATCCCTCAAAAAGCAGATTGACGAGCTAGGCTCAAAAGACCCGGAAGCCTTTAACCTTGTTAAAAAAGAGCAGGAGTTGAGGGAGCGTGAGAACAAGCTAAGAGATGACCGGGATGCGCTTACTAAAGATCAAGAAACGAATAAGGATAGGTTGGCACTGGCAGCCGACACTCTGATGGAGATAGAGGTTTGGGATATTTCCACCGAGTATGAAGGCGGTCATGCGGTGAAGCTAAAAGACTTGTGTATCACATTCGATGCCAAAACCCCTGAGCAAATCCGCAAAGTGGCCGATACCCTATGGCAACGTAAGCAGGGCAGGGCCAGCACGGTTCAACCTTATTCCGGTGTTACGTCTGGTGGCGGCAGCGAAAGCCTTGAAGAGTTGGTAAAAAAACCTGCGAAGAATATGACTTATGAGGAACGTCTAGCACATCAAGCAAAACTAGATAAACTTCGTGGAAAAAAAGTAAAAACTGCCTAAACAGGAGGTAACTAGCAATGGCAACCGGAGATATGACGGCTACTACTATGGCAACGTGGCTGCCGGAAGTGTGGTCGTCTTTAGCAGATGTATCCTATCATACTAATGTCGTCTTGCCTGATCTTATGGATCGGCGTTGGGAACCGGAGATCGGAGTCGGTAAAGGCGACACGGTAAACGTACCTCAGTTCACGCAAAAGGGGCGCTCGTATGTTAATAAACGATCTACTTTCGGTACCGGCGCATCCCTAACCTTTAACTATGTAACTGAGAACCAGACCCAAATCCTGATTGACCAGATGGCGATTTACGCTTTCCGAATGCCGGTAGAAATGTCGGCACAGAAGATGGCGAAATATGAGCAGCTTCTAACCGATGCTGCCGGGCCATCAATCGCAGAGCAGGTGGACTACGAACTGGCGTCCGATGACACCAACGGCCTGGATGCTCTAACTGCTATCGGTGCGGATAATGTCGATGTAACTGATGATGTAATTCTTGAGGGTGAAACTAATCTCAACGACGTTAATGCGCCGGACACTGACAGATTCTTTGTATTCTCTCCTGGCACTCGTAGCTCTCTAATGAAGATTGAGGCGATTCGTAATCAGCTATATGCCAAGACGGTGGGTAATCTCGCTGGTAACAAGGGTGCTGGTTATATTGGCCCGGTCTATACTTTGGGTTGCTACATGAGCAACAATCTTGAAGCGGGTACGGCTGGTAAGAAAAATGCAATCTTCCATCGCTTCTGCATCGCCTTTTGCGAACAGCAGGCCGTAAAGATCGAGAAGGGGCTTAATATCGCAGACGGTCTATTTAACGAGTATGCCGCCTACAACGTCTACGGCTTCAAGATGATTAAGTCCACATTCGGCAGGGAGGTTGACGGTAAGTAATGACTGACAGAAACATCCTTAACCCTGTTTCGGCGGCAAAGGGAGTATGGGAACGTGGTACTTTTACGGTTCCCGAAGATACACCTCATAGCCGGATTGAAGAGGTAAAACATAAGTATCTCAGAAAATTTGGTGAGGCACTAGAGCGACAGGGCTTTGAAGTTCTCGAAGTGCTAGGGCCGATGCCAAGCCAGGGAAGGATGCCAGCCGAACCAGGGCGCAAGCGTTATGACGCTTTTGCCAGGGTGCGGCGTAAGCCAGTCACACTAACACTCGAAGTAGATGAGACTGTTATGCCTAAACTCGAAGCTGTAGGGATGCAGCAAAAATAAATAAGGAGGACAAGGGCCTCAAAGCTCAGGACTTAGGGCCTGAAAAAGTAAAATGGCAGAACCAATATTACTCTATCCTTTTCGCAACAGACTAAAGCGAACCATGAATCCCGAAGTCATGCGGGAGTGGCTTGAGTTTCTATCCCCGGACATGGTGCGGTTTGAAGAGGACTTCCTTAGCAAGGTAGACGTTACCTATAAATTCGGTACGCTTACCAATGGTACAAGTGCGGCAGTAACCGGGACCGTAGCCAGCCAAGCCAATGGCATTTGCCGTCTAACTACCGGAACTAGCAACGACGGCTACGCCGCAATCTTCCCGAATCAGGATGCTTCGCTCGAAGGGGCTGGCTTCCTGGGGAATAACAGTGCAGTCATTTGGGCTAGGATAACAGCATCGGCTATTACGGCACTCAAGATGGAGGTCGGATTTACCGATGCCGACGACGATGCCGGAGCGATCAATGTTCTAGCGACACCCACCACAACTGCCGATGACTGCGCTGCCTGGTGCTTCGATACCGATGATTCCGGTAATCCTCAGTGGCAGGGTGTATACAACGCTGCTGGTGGGACGGCTGCTAAAGTTGAGCCTGACCTTACCGATATTGCCGCATCAACCTATGAGTGGTTGGGCGTGGCCTTGCTTGGTGATAAGGTCAAGTTCATGCATGCTGACCAGTACGGAAACCCGGACTACGAAAGTTCATGGTATGCTACGGCCATTACTGCTACGGATGCCTTAGTACCGTGGATAATCGCTCAGACTCGAAACACCACATCAAAGAACGTCGATGTGGACTACATGATTGCTTATCAAAGGAGAACTTCAGCAGACGATTAACGGGTAAGCTAATAGCAAATAAGTACCTGTTAGGAGGCTTATTGTAAATATGAACTTAGTCAGGAGAATAAAATAGCTACGAGACTGATTGTTTATTGGATGCAGTAAGTAAAATAAATAAAAAGAGGTAAAAGGAAAATGTTTAAGGCACTAAGTAATGCGGCAAGGGAAAGTAGTGGTAACGCTGTCTCTGGCCGAACTAACCTGGCAGGGGAAATCGTAAGCACCCCCTGGGAAATCCAGATGCTGCTGGAAGGTCGAGTATTCTGCGCTGGAACGGGTATCGAAGAGGCTGGTGTTGCTGGTATAGCAGCCCTTGATGAACAAACTCCGGTCTTTGGGCTTGTTGCTCCGGCGGGTGGCGTAGTTATGCTTCCGTTGTGGTTTAAGGTCCACTACGATACGGAAGCTGGTGCGGCACCTGTTGATATGCACCTTGCCTATGTCCAAGCGTCCAAAGCTGCATTCAGCGCAGGCACAGAGATGACTGCTATCAATGCTCTTGGTGGTGACAATCCGAGGGCGGCACAGGGTAAGCTACAAAGTACCCTCACGGCCCTGACAGCTATCACGGCTGCGGAATATATAGCTTTGACTTCAAGATTGCATATCCTGGATAACCTTCAGAGTGCTGAGATGGTTGCTACCGATGTCAACATTGAAACGATGGACCGAAGCCCGATGGAGCTTGTATGGAAGCCGTCATTCCCTATCGGTCTATACAACGGGGCAGGGATTTACTTCTATGCCATTGATGCTACTTCCCGGTTCAATGTTGCGGTCGCCTGGATTGAGGTTCCGGCTGACGTTTACTTGCCGTAAAGGAGGGGCTAAATGATTTTAACCTGGCACGTTACGGGAACCCTGTCACAAACCGATGTAGTTAGGGAAAAGTTCGGACCGGAATATACTCTGGATAAGGACTATAAACCTGTCCGGCTGATCCTTCGGTTGAAGGAAGCTCCGGCTGCTTCGGGGGCTTCCTTAACGGTAGATGTCAACGTGAGAAACACCAGAACGGATGATCCTGTCTCCATATTCCAAACAGACAAACCCTGGTTGGGATACGACAACACCGAAATCATCTACGAAGGTGAAGGCTTATTCACCAACAAGTTACTGACTAAGGACTCAGTTATCACGCTTGACATAGACCAGGTAAGCCCAGCCAATCCCGGTAAGGACTTGACCGTACAACTCGATCTTGAGGAACTATAACTTAGAAGGTCTTTTGGTGGACTTCGCCTGAAAGTAAGTCCACCACTCCGAAACTAACTATCTATTAAGGAGGTGCAATATGCCCGCAGCCTACCCAGCAGGTCTCACCAGTGTATACGGAGAGACACTGACTATCAATCGACAACTTACCTCTCTCGGAATGCCCGGCTTTGAAACGAAACAAGCCAACATCAAATGTCCACTAGCCGACTTCCGCTATCACATTAACCCCTCTATCATTGCTGCTCTCTACTATGATGCGTCTAATAGCGCGGGTGCCAGGTTTGAAAAGGTAGGCGCATCGGATAGCCTTACCCGCGATCTTACTAACAGGGAGACTAGCGGTAGCGGATCCGCTATGGATTCTGCTCAAACAGACGACCGCCTTTACGTATGTTTTGCTAGTCCCGTTGGCGGTCTCCGTACAGAGATGAAAACCAGAAACGGTAATGCCTCAGTCCTAACCGTTAATTACTGGAATGGTACGGCATGGTCTAGCACAAGTGCCAAAGACGGTACTACCAAGCAGGGTAAAACACTTAACCAAGACGGCAACATTACCTTTGATGCTCTCAGCGATTGGCAAGCCGCAAACTTGGGAGGTCAGGTAATGATTGGATCGGTTAAGGGTATGGATATTACTGATACCGATGCCCCCGGCACATTCGGCTTTTGGCTTCAACTGCTTTGGAGTGCAGCCTTAGATTCAGACTGTGAGATCGCTAACCTTTGGGCGATTAACGAAGACCCTACTACCAAAGAATCTAATCACGGCTATGCCTATGGGGGTCGGGTTTATGACTTCAGCTTTGATCGCCGGAATGTAGGAGCAATTCAGGCGTTTGTTACTGATCCCGAAGTAGAGGAAGCGGAAGTCGAGATAACATGGTTGAGGACGACTAAGGAGTAAGGAGGTTTATCATGGGAGGAAATTCAGTAAGCTCAACGGCAAGCGATGCCATAGCCCGAATAAAAGATGCCCTCAGTGCGTTAAAGGGTAAGCAGGGTGCGTATACTTCACTCTACGTAGACCGATACGGCAGGCTTTACGTAAGGGATTCCAGCACGCAAGATGTGGTTAAAGCAATTAAGTCTTTAGGTGTGCAGATACAGGATCAGGCACAGCCAGTAAATCAAATCGTAGAGCAGATTAAGTTGGGTGAATTGGTTACGACCAAGATAGCTTCTGCCGGAACCGTAAGCGGTGTTGCCGATCTGGGTGGTCATTATGCTTACCTACAGATAATTATACCAACTATTGATCCGGCTCAACTGGAATTACAGGTAGGAACGGCACCTACTGGCACATTTCAGGACTTTGGACAAGATGCTCTCAGCCAGCTTGGTACTGGCGGGTACTCTGATACTTGGGTTCTTGGTGGCTGGCGATATATCAAGATAAAAGCCTCAGCAGCCCAGAGTTCAGGGGATGTGATGTTCAAGCTAAGGGGGGTGACTTACTAATGAGTGATAGACAGAGTGTTCTGCATCATGGACTGGGTATTGCTCCTGATCTGGATGCCCATACGTATAATGCAATGCAAGTTATCAGAACTGGGGAATACTGGGGAGGTGGACTTGGGTTCCCAAGAAGTTGGTCTCTGGTTCTTACTGCTAATAGACTGTATGCAGCTCCTTTTGTTGTAGCTAGGGATATGACTTTTGACAGAATATCCGTCTATGTCAGTACGCAAGCAGCAGGAAAGGTAGCAAGGTGTGGCTTGTATGAGAATGGGACTAATAATGCTCCTGGTGCATTGGTCGTAGATGGTGGTGAGATTTCGGTTGCTACTACAGGGCAAAAAACAGCTACTATAAGCGAGTCTGTTACTAAAGGCTTGTACTGGATAGGAATAGTATCAGATGGGACTCCTACAGTCAGGGCGTCTTCACAAAGCAGTGCTGCTGTAACAGCAGTGCTAACCTCAAGCGATGGTTACGATTTTGAGATAGGCTGGTATGTAGCCCACACCTATGGGGCATTACCAGACCCTTTCGGCACACCCACGAAGTATGCCGCTGTTGGTATTCCTGGGGTATCGTTAAGAGTAGCCAGCCTAGATTAAGGAGATAGCTATGAGTGAAACGAGATATACAGAAGTCTATAAAGGTGGGAAGTTGGTAGATACAGAACCCTATGAAGTCAGTGATGAGCAGTTAGCCGATGAAGCCGAAGCCAAAGATATTGACCAGATAGCTAAAGCTCTAGAGCAGAGTTGGGATAACAAGAAAACAACGGCCGTCCTAAAGAAGCTCATCAAGAGGCTGGGTAAGAAGGGGATATTGCCTTAATTAAGGGGATAATATGGCTATAAGAACACACGCTACAATTATAGATGATATACAGAGCGATCTTGGTTCAAATACTACAGACTTTACCGATGCCTTCTTAACCAAAAAGGTAGATGAGGGGTTGGATGAGCTATCCCGCTATATTCCGCACATCGTTAAGGAGACATTCGAGGTTGAATCAAGAGATGGTACGGCAAATAGTGATACTGCCGATGCTCTGGTAGATACCACCAATAGCCAATTCCTATCGACTGATACGGATAAGGTTGTCTACAACAAAGATGATAAGACATGGGCGGTAGTTACTGCCTATGTAAGCGCTACCCAACTTACTCTCTCCAAAGATATATTCCCCGATGGCGATGAGGACTATCGGATATTTAACAAAGGCTGCACTCAGCACAATCAGGTTAATATTGAGGACCTTAAAAAAGATTGGCTGTGGGTACACTGCCTTGAGTATCCGGTGGGTATCGAGCGTAATGTTGATCGCATCGATGATGACATATTAACCATCGGCATTGACTTCGTACCGAATGATACATCTGAATCAGATGCCGATAAGAACGCAGACATATACTTTGCTAAACGGCAGTTTGTATCTCAGCTTACCGACTTTGCGGCGGCGGTTAATAACGGCGCTGGCTATGCTGCTGGTGCTACCTCTATGGCTATTGATGCACTACAGGCTACAGGTACTATTGCTGTTGGCCAGGAGTTTACGGTTGCCGGAATTAGGGGGGTGTACCGGGTGACAACGGCAGCTACTATATCGGGCAATGCGGCCACGATTACATTCTATCCCGGTCTTGAAAGTGCGGCGGTAGATGATGATGTGATTACGCTGGTTCAGTCCACCTTGAATACTCACCAAGAGGAACTTCTGATTGAGTTGGTGGGTGCTAATTCGATGCTCAGTATCCCTACAAAATTCACCAAAGGGGTAAACGTTGGTAGTCAAAGGATATGGGCTAGGTTCTTAGATCAGGGGCAGAGAAAGCGGGATAAGGTTATTGCACGACTACGAAGAGAGGCATTAACTTATCAGAGGCCACATCGGATACTAAGCAGGGCATCAATGGGAAGTCCGATATAATAATGAAGGAGTGTCATCATAAGGACGATAACAAGCACACTCAAAACGGAGCAAGAGGACTTCAATATATCTGCTCTGCTCAAGATTGTTCTCACCAAGTCTGGTGAAGATACTCAGACATTCGAGCAAGACCGCATTCTTTCCATTAAGTTCACTCAACAACCCTTCTCTCAAAAGGCCGAGGTCGTATTAGACAACGCCGATGATGCCCTGACAAGTCTTGATCTACAGGCTTTTAAGGGAATCATATCATTCGGCGCCACGACATCATCCAGTGATGAGTACAGTGCAGGGCCGGAGCTTTGGGTAGTAGGGCAGACTTTTACATCGGCACCGGACAAACTCACCTGTACGCTGGACCTAATCGGCATTCTGGATCGTATGGCCTATGACCACGCCGATGTAGCCTACGAGCCTGATGATAGTAATACAGACACGGTTAAGGACTTAATCCGTGAAGTGTGTGGGGATAGCGGCGTAACCATGCTGGCTTGCTTTAACCACTGTCCGACTTTCAATCTAACCTTTGATTCTGAAGATAGCCTGATTGACTCATATCAACCAAAGTCTACCTTCCGGGTTCGCATTGGCGATGATCGACTTGCCAAACTAAAAGAACTAATGGAGATGACCGGGTGCCAATTACGTGCTGAGGCCGATGGTACAATCCATGTGTTTGTTCCGAAGATAGATACTACTACAGCTTGGGTCGCTAGTACGGCCTATGCTCTGAGAGATCGAGTAATACCAACATCGGCCAACAACTACGTTTATATCTGTACAACTGCCGGAACTTCCGGGGCTAGTGAACCTACATGGCCCACTACAATAGGCGGTACTGTGACCGATGGGTCTGTGGTCTGGACAGTGGCCTATGATTCTCAATATGTTATTAGTGGTGGTCATACCTTCTTCGCCAAAGCATATAGGCAAGCTCTGGTAATACCAAATAAGGTTACGGTTGAGAGTTGGACTGACGATGATCCGCGATATACGGGTTCGGCAACCTCTTCAACCTCTAACTCTAATCTTCCCATTGAGATGACAAAACAGATGACGCTTGCCAGTAATGCTCAGGCTGCATCTATTGCCGAAGCTATGATAGCCAGATATGAATTATGGTCTAAGGCCGGGAGTTTTGAGGCACCTATCAATGTTGGCCTTGAGGTAATGGACTACATTAACGTGGTCGATGACCGTAACGGCGATAACCGAACCGGCAACGTGGGGAAGGTTACATTTTATTATGATGCTCCTACCGATAGGAAAGATTCTCGGTGGTCGATGGTCGTCAGCTTTGGTGACTGGACTACGGTTGATGGTATCCTGGGACAGCTTGGCATGACTGGCACAGAGCTACAGCAATATTTCTCCCGGCTGTATGTGAAGGATTTGTACGCTGAAGAGATCACAGCCGATCAACTTGATGTAGTGGGTATCAATGCCAGTGGTGAAATAAAACTAATGAACGCCGAAGGCGACCTTGATGATATTGATGATGGCGCGATCTACGAAAAGGTCAGGGCAACGTCTATCTCTTCTGGTAATATTTTGGTTAACTCACTAACCTCATTTAACGGCGAGTGGTACGATGTAAGTGGTGTTGAGATTGATGCTACTCATGGAATCAATATCTATGGGAGTGGGTCGCTTACTACTAGGGCTACTAAGACCGGTACTATTCAATGTCAGGTGGATACCAATGGCGCAATAGCAGCAGGGGCCGGTGCCGTTACCCTGGATGCAAATGGTATTTATATCACTACTAACTCTGGTGAGATGATTAAGTTTTTCGATGAAACACCCACGATCAAAGGGTCGGCAAGGTATTCTTCTGGAACAGATCAAGTTATTTTACAGACTTATAACTCAACCGATATATATCTAACATCTTGCCGTCATATTCGACTTCAAGCCTCAACGGTAGGCGGTGTTACGATAAGTGCCGGTGTTAGCTCACCCCAAAGTCCTGTCGCTGATGATATGTATCTTCAGGCGCAATCGGATATGATTATTGAAGCAATTAGAGGCGGTCTTACTCTTTGTGCTGGTAAGTCTTCGCCATCTTCTCCTACTGCTAATGATATGGACTTATACGCAGATGATGATATGGAGTTGACCCCTGATGATGAACTAATGCTTGACCCTGGTACTGATTTGCGTATTAACTCTGATACTATAGAGTGTACAACAGCCACCTTTTACTGTGATGACGATCGTGGACTTAACTTAGGACAAAGCTATCCAAGTTGGAACTTTTGCTATGTTTATAGTCTCCAAGAGGGTTCCCCCGCACCTAATATCCAAAACGCTCTGGATAAGCTACGGAATATCAAATCTAAGGTAGTTGATGGGAAGTTAATGAAAGACCATGAATCTTTCCCTATAGAGGTGAGAAGATTCCCAACTCAAGAGGACTATCAAGAAGCAGAGGACACATACCAAAGGAAGCTCAAGCGAAAAGAAAGAGCTGAAAATACGCTTCAGAGGATAAAGCAGAAGAAAAAGATATATGAGAAAAAGGGGGGACTCGCGCTAAGTGCCAAAGAAGAAGCCTACATATCTAAACTCGAAGAAAAGTTATCCAAGCCAGTTATTAAATCCGAACCTAAAGATACTCTCGGGGTATTCGATGAAATATGGATGCTGATTCTATCGGTTCAGCAGTTAGCCGATAGAGTAGATGACTTAGAGGCTAGTAGATGATATTAAGGCTGGTACAATTTACTAATAAAATAAGGGCTTTGTTCTCTGGCTATCGTGGCTATGAGGATAAGTTTTATCTATTCTCAGTTAGCCGGATTGTGGCACCATGCGAGATACGATGCCTACTTATACCGCTAGGATACCAGTATAACTTTGCATCGATAACATACCGGGGCCAAGTATGGACTTGCCGAAAACTTGATAATAATTGTCACCACCAGTATCATCTCCGGTTTTACCATGATTTAGATAGTCGATGTACCATTGTTACCGGGCATTGGGAATTAGATTGTATGATGTTCCCTGCCGAGCATTTGAAGGGTATAGACTTACGGTGCCTTAATGAGATAGAGTTATTAGAAATAAGTAATGTATTGAAGGGAGACAATGGCTAAAGAAACTGACAAGGCTAAGAAAAAGGACCGGGATAGCAAACCAAAACTCAAGCCGTTGCCTGCACTGGTTGTATATGCCTTCACCTTTGATCCGGTAACTGGCCGGGGAAACATGGTTGGAAACATAGCCGATGACCAGGCGCTTGAACTCCTACAGAAATTAGTGTTTACTAAATTAAAGAGTGCGAAGATAGTAGAGGCTAACGAAACTGAAGAAAAAGGAGGGGATCATGGTAGTTAAATTACTGAAGGGTGGAGAGTGGAGAGAGCCATACTACCTCAAGAATGAGGTACGCCGAGCATGGCAGAGGTATAAGATGCTGTCATCCAGATGGAATGAGCCTATCAACCAGTCGCTTGAGAGGCTTAAAGATGATCTGATTGGGTCCATCAATGATGAGTCCTATCTTGCAAGCACACCTGATATAATGAAGGGTAAGATAGAGCAAATCGCCAATGCCCTGCCGTATATCAGGCCGGGTAGGTGCAAGAGATAATGGATAGTGATATTAAGATGAAGTGGGTATGCACCTTTGTCCTGATGGCCTTCACTGGATGGTGGGGATACTATACTGTCCAGATTACACTGACAGCCCTGGAATCCGGCGCAGGGGTAGATGTACTGAAGGTGGCAGGGGCAAGTGGTCTACTAGGAACATTAACTACCCTGCTTACTCTTGCTATTCAGCATTGGTTTAGAAGGGCAAAACCACAATGAGTGCAGGAGAGGCAGTAGCCATTGTAGGGGTTGTTGCCGTAGGTATTGGCCTGGGTATTACTTGGATTAGAAACGGCAGAGCGCAGGCTAGACGAGAGGGTGAGTATGCCCAAACCGTCAAACAGATAGACGAGAAGCTAGCTAATGTTAGTAAGAAAGCTGACGAAACCAAAGACAGCGTTAGCAGTATGAAATCTCGTTATGAAGGCTCTGTATCTACATTTACTCAGCAGATCACTACACTATTTCACAATCAGGATAAACAAGAGCAAAGACTTAATCAACTGGACCGGCGAGAACCGGAATAGTTGCATTTCAAAATAAATCTTAAAAAGACTTGACATTGTGCTAATAGTGTGCTATTCTAGTGCTATGAATAGAAAACAGGCACAAGATAGAAACAGTAGATTAGTACAGTTCGCTAGTTCTCATCCAGATTGGACACATCAATCAATTGCAAAGGTCTTTCGTATTTCGCGTTCAAGAGTTAGTAGGATTCTAAAGAATTATGGGGTACATTAAAAGGGCCATATTCATGCTGAAGCGACTGTTGTGGATTAAACGATCTAGTTACCTCTATTTAAGGGGGTATCGCTTTGCTTTACCTAGAACAGCACAGAGTACCGTAATAACATTTCATAAAGTTGGTTGTTACCAGCTACGTCACGCAAAGCCTACATATTATAAGAGTATAATCGATGCGAACAAGGCTGCCGAAGCTAAGCATCGTAAATTATGCAAATGCGAAATGTGCTGGCAATAACAATAATAAAGGAGACATTGACATGGCTAAATGCAAGCATGGTGAATTTGACCTAGCACAAGGTTGCCCGGAGTGTATTAAGGAAAGCCGACACGAAACAGCCGAAACTGAAGTACCAGAGGCAGCAATAACCCTCAGACCTGGCGAAGATATAGAAGCTCACGGCTATCATCTCGAAGCTCTAGCCCTATTAGAAGCTGCTAACGAAAGAGTGATCGCCTCATTCGAGGACACCAAAGTAGCTACTGGTGATATAAACACTATCGCCCGGCTCAAAAAGCTCATGGAAGCTAAGAAGAAAGAACTACTACAACCACTAAAAGAACAAACAGATGCTATTAAGGATACCTATACATTCCTGATGACTCCGATACTAGAGGCCGATAAGATAATCCGGTCTAAATTACTCGACCACGATAAAGAACAAAGACGTATCCGGGCAGAGCAAGAAGAGATCAATAGACTTCAACGTGAGGCTGCTGAAAGGAAGGCCAAACTAAGCGGTGAAGATACACCAGCTGAAGTGGTGCCGGTAATACGAGGGCCAGCCAAGACGGTTGTTAGTGATGCCGGTAGCGCCGGCACAACTGACCATTGGAAGTATGAAGTAGTAGACAAAGTGGCGGTGCCTGAAGAGTATAAGATGATTGATACTGCTATGCTCTCAGCTATTGCTAAGAAGTGGCACGATCAGAAAGAGGTACCGGGTGTAAGATTTTATTGCGAAAAGATTATCTCAGTTAGAGGTAATAGGTAGGTACATTCCGGTCCGGGCGGTGAGTAAAAGTAAAGGAGATTCTATTTGAATATTCTGAAAGGGATTACTGGTCATAGTGTAATGATACCAGCCACCGCCCGGACCTATAAGGATTAAGGCAAGATGAAGATAGCAGATACTAAACTAACTACTACATACGGAGGCACTACCGGCCAAGTTAAACTATATTTGCAACAACTGGCTTGTGCTGAACCACATTTCCAGGCCAATATAATAGTCAATGGTAAAAGAAAAGCAAGGTTGAATTTCCACAGTTTTGAAGATGCTAACGACTTTATGAAGATTGTATCTAAGGGCTGGTTTTCAAGATGATTAAAGAGAGCGAAATAAGCTATCGGGAAATGGAGCGCATTATCAACGAGGGCCAGGTATGCGCTGAATGTAATGGTGGCCTTGTTATCAAGTGGGGTGGCTACTTGGGCATCAATGAGTACCTACTAGCCTGTAGTCAAAACGTAGAACATGAGGGAATAGCCAAGCCAGTTTACATTAGTCCGTATAATGACCCGGACAATACACTAATAAATACAACAAAAGGGAGGTACAAACAAATGGAAGAGCAACTAGGAAAGGACACGGCACTAGCATTAAGGCAATATGAGGGATTGCCAATCAGACAGGAGAAGGTAGCAACGGCCATCATCAATACTATTTGGCCGAAAGCTGTCGGGCCTGCGGTCTTTAAGGCTATCGGTATCTGCAAAGACTACGGCCTTGATCCTAGAATGAACCAACTATACCTGATTGATTTCAAGACTAAAGACGGAATCAAGTGGGCCGTTGTTCTAGGTATCAAAGCTACCCGGCTCATGGCTGCGCGGAAGAAACCGTTTAGCTACATCGATGAAACGCCTAAAGTAATGACAGAAGCGGAACAAATACGGAAGTTTGGCAAGAAGTTTGAGGACCGGATCATGTTCATTACCAAGCTGCGTGATAAAGACGGTATGGAAGCATCCGGCACCGGCTTTTGGCTGTTAAAGGATGGTCAACCCTACGGCGCGGATAAAGGTAATTCGGCAGAGAACATGGCCTCTATTCGATCTGAGCGCCAGGCTATTGATCGTCTTGTACCTGATATGTTGCCGGTTGATGTTGACATTATGGACGACCGTTATACCAGCACAGAGGTCAAGGTTGAAACGATAGAACCCGGCACCGATAAGGGCCGCACAGTCGATAAAACCACCGGCGAGATAACGAAAGAGGCCACCAAAGAAGAAGCCGGGCCACCACCGGAAGAGGTAGCAGCAACGCCATCTACTGAAGAGGAAGAGGGGAAGCCGAAAGAACTGAAGATCGATATGGCCTGGCTCAATGGTGAGCTTGCCATACTCGAATTAAACCCGGAACTGGTTAATGTTTGGGTAGCTAAAACATTTAATGTGTATGCCGGTAATGAGTTAAAGGACACGCTGGCGAAACTGAATGTAAAGCAACAAGACGCGTTTACCAAACAGGTGAATAATGGCCTACCAGCACTCAGAAAAGGAAACGGAAAAGCCGCCGCCAAAGCCTGATTACCCTTGTGGGTGTGGCAGTAACGAATGGTGGTTGCGGGTAGCATGGGGCAAGCCGGAGTTTGTCTGCAAAAAATGTCACCCGCAACCCCGCGAGGTAGATAGTGACGTATCGTAAATCACAATCATCGGGATTAGTCACGATTAGGCTACCTAATCAGGTGCTGTGTACAATCGAACACAGGATTAACGGCAGGCGGTCCAGGTGGGGAAGTGTGGGGGAATACCTTAAAGAGCGCATAGTGTACGATGTAGAGAGAAAACACACTAGGAGAAAGGCAAATGGATAGTATAATAATGAAGGCCGAAGATGTTACCGCTATTATTAACGGTAAGCTAGATCACTTCACCTATCCGGTTAGGACTAAGAACCGTAAGGGAAACAGAATAAAGCCCAAGTGTAAGTATCAAGTAGGCGATGTGCTTTGGGTGCAGGAGGAATACCTGTGGGATAAGGAAGAGGGGATTGGTGTCTACATGGATGCTGATGAACCGCTACTCAAAGATGATGAGCGTACCAAAGAGCAGCTTATTGAGGCTGGTGTATTGGAGGTTATTGCTGCGTCTAATATGGCTGATTGGGCTAGTAGGCTACGGATTGAGGTAACTGAGATAGCAAAGCAGGATGATGAGTGGGTGATTACAGTTAAGAGAGTGTAAAAGGTGGGTAACATGGGTCATAAACCTAGACTACTGGATTTGTTTTGTGGTGCTGGCGGTGCTACAAAGGGTTATCAGTTGGCAGGTTTCTATGTGGTGGGTGTAGATATAAAGCCACAGCCTCACTATTGTGGGGATGAGTTCTACCAGGCTGATGCTCTGGAGTTTCCCTTAGAGGGTTATGACGCTTACCACGCCAGCCCGCCGTGTGGGCGTTTTTCGAGACTAACCCCACCGCAATATAGAAAATACCATCGGGATTATATTGCACACATCAGGGCTAGATTACAATTTCAATGGGAAATGAGGCAAGCTCCGTACGTTATTGAAAATGTGCCTGATGCCAAATATAAACTCATTGAACCATTTATGCTTTGCGGCACCATGTTCGGACTTCCAACTCGCCGGCACAGATATTTTGAGACACAACCCCGTCACGATGCACTTTTAATAACCTGTCAGCACGACAAATTACCCGTAGTGGTTAGTGGCACAACAAGGCGTAAAACAGGAAGGATAGAATACCCCGCCGATGAGTGTTACAAGGCTATGGATATTGATTGGATGATAAGAACCGAACTTGATAAGGCAATCCCCCCAGCCTATACCGAATACATAGGGAAGTATCTAATGGAGTATTTAGATGATAATTATGGGTAAACTAAGTAGTTTATTTGCAGAAGTAACTAGAGAATTAACTACTGGGGATTGTGATACTTGCGGCCAGCCATTCTCTGGGTACACTCTAAGGCGTAAAGGCGAAGTGTTCTATAATCCTACCACTTGCCGGGCTTGCTTAGATAAAGCGGTTAAAGAACAAGACGAGTTAGCTGATAACAAATCCAGGTTGATAGACATAGATAGTAGGCGTGAGAAAACGAGGCTGTCTTGTGGTATACCGGCTAAGTTTCAAAAGGTTCGGTTTGATAACTTTGACAGAAAACGGCCTGGCAATGTTGGTAAGGTGTGCCAGGTCTGTATTAAATACGCTGATAATTACAATCTAGCGGATCCAAAAAGTTATAAGAGTTTAGTATTAACTTCGAGTAGGATATGGGGCAACGGCAAAACACATTTAGTCTGCTCAATAATGCACCGGATACTAGATCGTTGGAATGGTGAGCGCAGTTACGGTTATCTTATACTGGATAAACTCTTTGTAAGCATCCTCTACATTACCGAGTATGATATGTTCGAGAGGATACAGAGAACATATAACAAAGATAAGGTGCCGGGCCAAGAGACAGAGGACAAGGTATTTGAACTGCTAACTGAGGTAGGGCTGCTGGTTGTAGATGATGTGGGTAAGGTAGCGCGGTCCGATTCCCGGTTTGTTCAATCGACATGGTTTAAGATTGTCGATAAGCGGGATGCCTCAGAACTACCTATAGTGCTAACCTGTAATCTAAATCACGGTGAGTTTTTTAGTCACTTTGGCGGTGAGGCTAATCAGGCAACCTATAGCCGGTTAATGGATATGGCAAAGGGTAATAGTTTCGAGATCGATTCACCTAGCTATAGGAATATAAAGGAGGGTAAGTGATGGATAAACTAGAGGAAGTAGCAAAGTGGCTATTTAATGATGAGTTAGGTGGGCAAGAGTATCCCCCAAATGCAATAGGTAGTTGGGAGCAATTATGGTATCATAATATAGGTTGATTAAGCAAAAATGAAAGTATGTGTAATTACTGAGGAAGCCTTCCTGGGACAGGTTATAGACTTGGCACATCTCTATGGCTGGCGTGTAGCTCACTTCCGGCCAGCCAGAACTAAATACGGCTGGCGAACGGCGGTAGCTGGTGATGGTGCTGGCTTTCCTGATTGTGTTCTAGTTCGCCCCCCGCGACTAATCTTCGCCGAGCTAAAGAGTGAGAACGGGAAGGTTCAGCCGAAGCAACAGGAATGGCTAGATATATTAGCTCAATGCCCCGGCGCGGAGGTCTACCTGTGGAGGCCGAGTGACTTCGAGCAGATCGTGGATATTCTGAGAGATAAAGGGGGTAAAGGGTAATGCTTAGTTTCAGGTTCCGAAGGATGCAAGAGGATTTTATAGACCGGGCTGCCATTACTCGATTGCTACTGAATAACGGTATTGATGCGAATAGGCACCATCAGGAAAGTATATTGTGGGATGATCGTTATTACTTTTTTGATCTATTGGATTGGGGCAAGGTGTTCAAAGATATACTCTGGAATCTACCGGACTATAGTAAGAAGTTTGATTGTGATAGTTTTGCATTGCTCGTAGCGGCCAGGGTCCAGGAGAAATACAAGGTAAACGGTTGCGGTATAGCTATCGGTGATTCACCCTGGGGCTATCATGCCTGGAATATCTTCGCGGCTATGGCACCTGTGAATGATTGGTTTAACACCTTTGAGCTATTTTATCTCGAACCGCAAAACGGCCTGGTCTATGAGCTTGGTGAGGATTCCGGTTACAAGGCTCATTATGTGGTTTGGGGATAGTATGTATTATAAAGACAATCACGTAAAGATATACAATCAGAACTTCCTAGATAACGACCTGCCGGACGAGAGTGTTCAATGCGTGGTGACCTCTCCGCCTTATTGGGGATTGCGGAAGTATGAGGGTGAGCAGGACTTGGTATGGGGTGGTGATAAACAGTGCGAGCATAGGTGGCAGGGGGGTAATGCTGGATTATTGCACGAGAACAGGAACTTCAAGAGGGGGAAGCAAGGTGATGTTAGTGGTAGCGGCCCGCTCGTAGCGGTGAGAGACGAAAGGCTTGGCGGTGATGCTTACTGCTCCCTCTGTGGTGCGTGGAAAGGCTCATACGGATTAGAGCCAACGCCAGATTGTGGGAGACCATTTGTTAAACTCAGGGATGACTTAACAGAAAAAGAATTGGAATATGTGATGGGAGAATTAAAGCGATGCGGTTTGGTTTAGCTTTGGACGGGGTCTGCGTTTTGTCTTGTTATGGCAATCAAGGCATAGTGTTTGCCCGTTTGAAATCTCGTATCTCAAATCGGGTCTCTCGGCATAGGGAATTATGTGGTGGGCTTCAAGGTGAACAGTATGACCATTGCCGTTTCTATCCCCGCAATCTTGGCAGGTATAGTTATCTCTTTCAAATACGCCCTTCACAAAGGCACGATATTCAGGGCTTTGAAAATCCTTTTGCCGAGCTGGGGTTAATCCCCCCTTCCAATTTGGGTGAAGTTCCCCTTTGCCGTGAGCGAGGTTTTTCCTGCCAGCTTCCACGAACCTGGCTATTACTTCGGGCGATGGTCGGCGTCCTGTGGGTCTACCTTTTAGGGCTAATGAAATCTTTAGTTTCTTTTCTGGTGGGCAAGGTATTCCCGTTGATGTTGGCTTCCCTTTACGAGAAGCAGAAATCTTTGCCTTTACCTCTGGTCTCCAAGCAGGATTATCAATCCTATTCCTTTCGGTTAAATCAGGTCGTTTCCCCATATCTTATTTTACCACAAACGGGGGTAGGTTGTAAACCATAATGAGTATAAGATTAGAGAAATCACGCATACCGCAACACTTATTAAAATACTTTGAGACTGACTTTTGTTCATCCTGTTATGTTTGCCACACCATCCAGTTCCTGCGTGAGATAAGGCGGGTATTGAGGAAGGATGGGGTGGTGTTCTGGAATATAGGGGATAGTTATTATGCTAACCGGGCGGAGAATGGTTTAGAATGGGGCGATGGCAAATTATCAAAAGCACATTCAACTAGGAGCGGGGGGAAGTCTCACGACACACTCAAGCCCAAAGACCTTTGCCTAATCCCATTCAGGGTAGCGATTGCCGCACAAGAAGATGGCTGGTATGTTCGCTCAGACATTATCTGGAGTAAGCCTAACCCTATGCCTGAGAGTGTTACCGATAGACCGACCAACTCACACGAATATATCTTTATGTTTACCAAGAGTGCTAGATATTATTGGGATGCTGATGCGGTGAGGGAAGTGGCGAATTATGATGGCAGGAACGACACGATTATGAAACCAAGCGGGAAGTATTCTGACCGTAATATAAGAAATGATGGCGCCAACCCAAACAGCGTTCATCAAAGAGGTGCAGAGAGGTGGCCGAACCAAGTCAACGGACAACCAGGTCGCAACATCCGTTCAGTATGGGAGTTTCCAACACAGCCATTTAGCGACTGGGGGTTTGATTATGAACACGCTGATTATGTAGGCGACGATGGCAAGCCCTACATACTGTCTGAAGATTGTCCAGTTCATTGGCGACATCCCGAAAAAGGAATTCAGAGAAGGGACGCTTGTGATGAACAATCAAATCATCAACCGCTTGGCAAAGTTGACAGCACCAATGGTCTCGCTCAAGCGCCTGAAGCCGAATTCGCTTCCACTCATTCCCCCGACGAGCCAGAGTTAATTGTTGCCAATTCTGATGAGCATATTCCTGAAAGCAAGCACGCCCACAAAACTTCTTCTTTAGAGAAGGCTGAGCCTCAAATGTCTGGCCACATTGAAGGCACTCAAAGGATACCCGCTTCCAGTTTGGGTTGTGAGAGCCAAAAGTATGCTCCTTCTGCCATTGAGCATAGCAAGCAAAACCACAAAAGGGACCCCGCTCTTGAGACCAATCCTCCATGTAATTCTTCCGAGAAAACTGGCGACCACACTGATGGCAAGTTAAAACAACCTTCGTTGAGCGGGCTTGACCAGCACATTGACGGGAGCAATACCGAGGCGGGTCTCTCTTCAAATGAGAAGGAGCTAAATCCTTTGGCTGGAACTCTATTCCACAATGCTCGCAAATCATACTCTAATTATAAGTGTTCCTGTAAAATAAGTCAAGTCAGCCACTTTGCCGTATTCCCTGAGAAGCTACCTGAAACTTGTATTAAGGCGTCTACGCCAGAGGTAGGGTGCTGTGCTGAGTGCGGGTCTCCGTGGGAGAGGATAACTGAGACAAAACAATACCCGCGTCATAGTACAGAGCCTCACGATTTAGCCACTGATGGGAATGGTGCTAACCAGGGCAAACACGCCAAGCCAACAGAAACCAAAACAACTGGCTGGCATCCTACCTGTAAGTGTAATGCTGATAAAGTGCCTTCAACTGTTTTGGATTGTTTCTCCGGAAGCGGTACAACCTTATGGGTCGCCAAGAAACTAAACAGAAAAGCGATAGGATTTGAAATATCAGAGGAATACTGCAAGCTGGCAGCCAAGAGATGCAAACAGCAGGTGATGTTGTAATGTTGTTTGGGGGTAGCAATTACAACCGTTCTCTCAGTTGTTGGGGCTTGCGTTAGTGGGGTTAAAAGGTTAGACTAATACCATGATACCTTGATAACTCAGAAACGGCTCTCAGGGGCTTAAAAAGGGGGTGCTAAATGAAGAAACTTATTATCACTAGTGTCGATGGTACCGTACTAGTACATAATTTGGTTGATGTTAAGGGGGAGGATTTTAGCTATACCGCTAGTATACCTATGTTTCTGCCAGTAGTGAACATTAGTCTGCTTGATTTGGATAAGGACGAAGATAAGAAAATAAAGGCGACAGTGGAACATATTCATGATACCTTGATAACAAGGGTATAGTTACTTAGTAACTGCTCCCCGGCTTGCCACTGGGGGGATGTCTCCTTTCTTGAAGGCCGGGGGTTTCATCGATCCCCCCGGCCTTCCTATTTAACTCTATGCTTTGGTTGTTGTTATGTTTAATTACGCCTTAACCAAAGATAGCCTTCCCATTCGACCTCGTCACGGTCACAGGCCGCCATCCACCATTTGTCCTTTGGACCGAAGAGACAGTGATTCACCGCGGCCATTATCTCTAGGTCCCTCGGTTCCTGGATAGTTCTGAGGTCCTGCAGTTCTTTCATTGGTTGTCCTCCCTTTCTGAACCGGCGTTTAGTTCCTTCCAGTAGCTTCTCATGTTCTCGGCAATCTCAGCGTCAGCGCGCAGTTCATCGAGTAATACCTTTGCGGCCTTGTCTCTTGCTTCTGCTAATCTCTTTAGTTCCTCCACTTCACACTCCTTTGCCTGTAGTACAATTATGCGACGTTCTAGTCTCCGGTTTTCCTCTCGTTGTTCATAAAGCTCATGCTGTAATTCGGTGATGCCTTTATCTACGTTGATTGTCTGCCATTGGTTCTCTTTTTTTATTGGCCACATTTTGTTAGTCTCCTTTCCTTTTTTCGTTCCATTTTGGTGAATGGCACCGGGGGCATTGCTCCGGCGCTTTGTCCTGTCTCGGTATCCACTTATGGCCGCATCTCAGGCATATTAGTTTGATTAGTTTTATTATCTTACTCATTCTGTCTCCTTTCGTTTCAAGAGTCTATTTGAGATACGTTTTATCTGCTCATCTGTCTTACCTCTCTTAATCTGTCGGTATCCCTTGTTGTTGTGGTGTCTACGCATTTTCAATTCATCACCGCCTCTCCGAAAGTAAAACACCACACTACGTGGTAGCGCCATGTCCGGCCTTTGGGTCCGGTGATCTGCTTGATTAACTCCGGCCAGGCGGTATTGTTGTATACAACTGCCGGACTGTTCTCATATAACAGGGTGTTCTCGTTGTTTACAATGCTCTCTATCCATTGCTTGTGATTAAACTCGCTCACAGTTCTATATCACTCTCTACTTCATTACCCCAAGCTGACCAGCCTTCTACCTTTTGCCTGGCAAATAACTCGATACGGGGTAAGTCGCCTAACAACTTGACTATCCTATCCCTAACCTCTGGTGGCTTTGTGCTGTGGCTTCTTACTGGTGATAGAACTATTTGCTTTACGGACTTGTCAATCCTTTGCGGCTTCCCATATCTCCCGAATAAACATAACTCAGCGTTCCCATTAGTCCAATGCCCAAGTCCTGAATATATACCCATTCCAGACTTGTTTTGTTTTATCCAAGTAAAAGCACAGGTGACATATTCAAACCCCCATTGTTCCATAACAAATAACCCGTCTGGTAGCATAGGCATTGTTACCCATAAAAACAAGGCGCAAGGGCTTTGTTTTATATTGTAAAAGTCATCCCCTAATTCCGCTATATCCTTTGTCGCCATAGTCGGGTATGTTATACCCCCCATAGCAGGGTCGTTACCCTTTTTGTCATTGTATTGCCAGGGTGGATCAGCATAGATTATCTGGTACTTCCCCACAATTCACCTACACTTTCAAGCCGATAGCCTTGCGCCGTTTGCGGTACTGTCTCCGGTGGTACCATCGAGTATAATGGATAGCTCCGGCCAATATGTTTTTAAGTTGTGCTATGATCTTTGGGTCTATCTTGCTTTGCTTTACCATGTGATTAGTCTCCTTTGTATTATTTTCTATGCGCTAATGCTTTCCAGTATTGTCTTTCTAACCAGGTCCAGGTGTTCTTGTGTATTGATTTTTACCGGGTTAATAACTACCTTGATACCTTTGTCGTTTTCTCTAATCGAACAGCGCGGCCCCCCCTTTCTTATGTTTTATTTTTAGCTTTGGATCAAGCTCTAGCATTTCAGCCTTGAAGCGGTCCGGGTTATAATCTATCCTCATGTTTCCTGTCTCCTTCCGTTAATATTTCCGGGTGGTGGTGTCTAGCGATGATATAGGCTGATGATAGGTTCTCGATAAACTTATAAGCCTTGCCGTACCTCTCTATGTCATCTTTGAACAGAATGTAAGGTACTGTCCAGTCACAATCCTCTTCCCACCAAGCCAGATCATGGTTGAAGTTATCAAGGCCGGGCGGCAGTTGTGCTATGCGTTCCGGTGATAGGTGAATGCCGCCATGTGAGGGTGTCGAGTAAGATATAATCCCCTCTGCTAGTTTAACCTGGCTGTCTGATTGTCCCCATATTGTATATGCCATGTTCGCTGTCTCCTTTCCTGTTTATTTGATTATGATAATCATATACTAATATAGAATGTTTGTCAAGCCCCTAAATAGGCACGTTTTGTGTCTGGATTCATGGCAATTGCCAGGCGTGGCTGTTACTTCTGGAATGGTGACTCAAAGCTAGGCTCGTTGGAGTTGTCGCCTTCGGTCTGTTTCTTCTCTTCTCTATATTTCTTTTGGCGATCATATTCAGATTGGTATTTGCTCCAGTTCGACACACGATAGCCGACCGCCGTCATTTCAATTCGTTCTGTCTCGATGCACTTTGTAATTACCCGCTTGAATAGCTTGAGTGGTACGTTGAGCGTGGCGGCAATCCACTCATCAGGATAGGGTTGTCTATCGTTGGGAGCTATGAAACCATCGTGCCTTGAGTCACCGGCCATCATCAAGAGATCGTACCAGATTCCCCTCTCTTCTGGGGTAAAATCGAACCGAATTGTACCCCGTAATCCTTCACTTACCCAAAGTTTTACCCATTTTTTGGGTGCCATCTCAGTTCTCCTTTACTGTTTTTTCGTCAGATTTTAGGGCTTTTGACCCCGGAAACGTCTTACCACCACGCTTTTTATGCCAGCACTTTCGGCAGTAACCACTAGCACTGTAAACGGTGATAACCTCCCCGCATTCCTTGCAAGGTTCGCCTTCGTAATTCATGACTAAACCTCCTTCCCCGTATTCTATAACTAAAGTTACTCATTGTCAAGTCACTGCTTTGTAACTGTCGGTAGTAACTTTTCCTGTAACTATGGTGTGTAACTTTTATATGTGGAAAGGTTACTGGATTTTAACAACCAAAGTGACTTGGAGAAGTAGAAGAGAGATATAGATGTAGATGAGAAGAGAGATCAATAGTTACTATAACCTTAAAATAAAAAGGTTACTACCCTATTGACTATCAGATAAATCCATGCTTTAATTTAACAAATGGGTAAGGCAAGAGGTAAACTCAACTTTAAGCAGGATCAATTCGCCTTCTACCTGTTCCAGGGCTGTACTCAACGTGACGCTTTTATTAAAGCTTATAAACCACCTCAACCTCTGAAGCTAGCTCAAATTGATACCTCTGCGAGCCGTATCGCTCGCCGGGCAGAGGTCAACGAACGCTTACATGAACTCCGAGCTGAAGTAGCACAGCGCCTCATCGATGAAAAAGTCATGTCCGAGCAAGAGCGCCGCGAAGTCTTAACCAAGATCGGCCGGGCAAAGATAGGCGATTTCGTAAATGAGGCTGGTGACGTTGATCTGAGCAAGCCTGAAGCAATGAACAGCCCGGCTGTGGGTGGCATTAAGAAGACAGTTTGGCAGGGTGGCAAGGGTGGCCAGGCAAGCTCTGAGACTGTCCATATAACCGTTAGGGACCCAATAGCGGCCGTTAAGGAATTAAACCTCATGGATCAGCTATACTCCGGAGCCGCGGCATTTATCCGTGACGAACACAAGGAGATTAATATATTCGTTATTGACGATAAAGCTAAAAAACTATTGGCCAGGGTCCGGGAGAGGACTGGCAAACTGATAACCGGACCAGGAACCGGGGGCGATGATGGCACTGGAAACGATAGCGGCAATTCTAGCTGACCTGGATAACCTGGTCGAACAGTACCGGCACCGGGTAGCAGCCGGTTTATTGCCTGATTTATGCCTGGGGCCGGTTGACATAAATGGCATTAGTGCGTCCCTTAGATATAAATATCCTCACAATTCTTTGTCAACTAACATAGGCCGACGTCCGCTGCCTGGTTCTGGTGATAGCTCCGGCCTGGTCGATCTCGATGGTCCGGCACCGGGGCATAGTCCGGGGAAAGATTGTAGTGGCGCGGCTCGGTTGCCCGGTGATAACATGATACCCGGCCCCGGTAGCAACCCCTGGGAAGTGGGGGGTAGCCTGGTTAACACCCCCCGGTGGGTAGGTTAGATGGTGTGTCTCCGAATTTTTATCTCCAATTTCATATTACATAGTTTTATAACTGAGGGTGGTTCTACATGGCAAAAGAGCTTAACGAAACTTACAGAGGTAGATTATGAAAGACCAAGAGATTGTAGACAGTGTTACAAAGCGAGTATCCGAGAACTCCTTTTGTTGGGGCGAGGTTTGGGATGAATACTTTATACGAGTCCTAGTGCGGTATACACGCTGGATAGAGAGGGCTAAGTGGGATGATGTATGGTTAATGCGTCTGCTAACTAAGTTTGACGCTAAGTGGATTGCGGAAATTAACGAGGGATTAAGAGCCGTTAAAGAAGGCAGGGTTAAGCCCTGGTCTGAAGTTAAAGAGGAACTGGGGATTGAAGCGTGATTATGTAAAGGAGGCTAGAGATGGCAGAGAAACTTAACGTAGTAGACGGAACCTTCGCTCATAGGAGTGATGAAGAGCTAGAGAAGGCGATAAGTAGTGTTAAGATGGGTATGGGGAAGATGGTAGAGGTAGCGGGGATAGCGCCTGACCTTGCGGATAATCTCTCTACGATACACGATTTACTGGTCGAGTTAAAGTGGATGAGGGGTAGGTTAGAGATAGCTAGGAAGAGGCGGGCAGAGCGAGCGAATGTAGTGGGGGCTGTAGAATTGTGATCGTTACCGATATATCAAAGCTCAAAACTCCCACGCTGGATATACCGAAGGGTGAAGATGTAGGCGATTTCATAAACGCTATGCTGAGTGTGTGGGAGTGGTGTAAGGGTCATGTGCCGGAAGGTTTGGTACCAGTAGGCCTTGCGGCTAATCAGTGTGGATTAACGCGGAGCATAATTCTTGTGCAATTACAGCAGGGGATTGCGCCGGAGTTTATAATTAACCCGATTATAACAAAGGCGAAAGGCAGACAGTACGGCCCGGAGACTTGTTTGAGCTTGCCTGGCAAGACGATATACATCGAGCGAAACCAGGAGATCAAGGTTCGTGGTATGCAGAGGTACGGTTTTCCCGGCAAATGGCATCTGAGGGGCTTGAAGGCGCGCATTGTGCAACATGAGATAGACCATCTGAGGGGGAAAGTGATAACGGATTACGAACCAACATTATGTAAGGTTTAGTTATGGCAACTGAGACAGAGCAGAAACCGCCGTTAGAGATAAAAACTACCAGGGTATTCAAGGATTGCCTGGAGGCGTGGTGCGGTGGCTTTCGGCGCTTGCTGGAAGAGGGTGGAACGTCAAGCTCTAAGACATGGAGTATCTTGCAGTTTCTAATTTACCTAGCGACAGAAGCGCAATCGCCGATGTTGATCTCCGTAGTCTCCGAATCGCTGCCTCATTTGAAGCGTGGCTGTATACGAGACTTCTTTGCTATCCTGGGCGAATCACCTGATAATAATCCTTTCTGGTCAAAGACAGAGTTTACATACCGGCGACCTCAATGGAAAGGCACTATAGAGTTTTTCGGCGCTGACGATGCCGGTAAGGTTCGCGGTCCCCGGCGGCAAGTGCTGTTTATCAACGAGGGCAACAATGTACCCTGGGAAACGGCTAGGGGTTTAGATGTTCGTACCGAGCTATTTACCTTCTGCGATTGGAACCCGGTAGGTGAGTTTTGGGCGCATGATAACTGGATTGGCGATAAGGAGAACTATTACGGCCACTCCACATATCTCGATGCAGCCCACGTTTTACCGAAGGCTGTTGTAGACAACATAGAATCTAACCGGGATAAGGACCCGAACTGGTGGAATATCTACGGCTTGGGCCTGTTAGGTAAGGTTGAGGGCCTGGTTCATGCTAATTTTGAACAGGTGGATGAATTGCCTAAAGGCCCGGTGTTCTACGGTCTTGACTTCGGCTTTCTGGTTGATCCTACGGTGTTGGTGGCGAATGTGGCGATTGGCGATAAGCTCTACTCAAAGCAGATATTCTATGAATACGGCGAATTAACCAACGATGCCATTGCCCGGCAGATGGATTTATGCGGCGTTAAGAAGGGCTTTGATCCTATCTATGCCGACCCCGACGAACCGAAGAGTATTATAGAGATTGCCAAAACAGGGTTTGTGATTAAGGAAGCGGTTAAAGGGCCGGGTAGTGTAAAGTTTGGGATCCAAAAAGTCAACCAGTATTATCAACACTGGACTAAAGATTCTGTGGACTGTATTAAAGAGCAGAGAAATTATCGTTTTATTCCTGATAAAGACGGTAAGTTAACCGATAAAACAACCCACCAGTTCTCACACGGCATGGATGCGAGACGCTATGCCGTAGCCACATATGTACCGATGCTGGTTGCCCATAAGAGGCCGGTGAGTTATATATCCGGCAGACAGACCCCAGCATTGCAATTACTGAAGGGGAGCTATCCGAGATGAAATGGAAACCACCTTCTTAATAGTTACTTTGATAGGTTTGGCTGTTCTGGTGTGTTATTGTATTTATCGGATAAGGAGAAAATAATATGGGGTGATTACTAGGCCGGATTGGTTACAGATATTGACTAGTTGCCCGAATTGTGGCAATGTATACGCAAGGCTGGAGAACGGTGCTTGGGTATGTGATCTGCTTAAAAACGGGTGCGGCATGGTACTTGATAAACCGAGCAGACCGCGGAAACCGCAGGGGTTAGACATTAAACTACCCGTCCGCAGACGGAAATTCAAGTAAGGAGAAATAAGTGGACGTAAAAGAAAGGATAACTCAAAAGGAAAAGGACCAGATTAACGAACTGCTCATTGAGAACTCGGTGCTTGAGCAGATTGTGAAGAAAAAGAAAACCGAACTGCACACTACCATGTTGGGTGTTCTTCATAAACTAGGGTATGACGAGAAAATGTACGTCCTCATGGTCAATCCGGCTAAGGATATGTGGGAGGTTAAACTGGCAGACGGTGTTCTTGTCAAGCCCGGCGATCCAATATCACAAGGCCCGAACCGCCAGCACCGGCGGCACCTTGAACAGTGAGGTAATTTGTGAACGGTTTAGGGGGTAATTATTATGGCTGAAACTTTGGATACCTGGAAAAAGATAGATAAGCGACTAACACAACTGGATGATCTATACAAACGCATGGATGACACTAAGGATGTGGCCTATCTCAAGAAGTACCAGCTTACCGATTTCCAAAACCCGCCTCAACCTATCCCGAATGTCATCAATGTAACCGGCAATAAGCCCGGCGTGTTCGGCCATAATATCATTGCAGACCTCATTAACATTAAGTGGCAGACCGTTATTGAGGGGCAGCTTAGTGGAAATGACGCCCACCTGATTGAAGAGTTTATCGAAGATAATCTACAAATGGCCGATGAGTATATCCTTAAACGGTACGGCATCATCGGGCTTAAAGAATGGCTCTGTAACCACGTGTGTATCCGAGGGCCGATTGGTGTAATGTGGATGCCGGTTATCAATGATGACGCGTATTCAGTTCATTGCCTACCTCTTGATATGCGCTATTCTCCCTTCCTTTATGGTGCCGATGGGCTAGCTTGGATCGCTCCGATTACCTACCGAACTAAGGAGGAACTCGAATCGGAACTGGAGAATTACGATAAAAAGGATATTGTCGCTGGTTTTACGGTACCTGACGGTGATGATATTGAGGTGCGGGATTATTGGGATGGTAAGAAAAACGAACTTTGGATCGCTACGGAAAAGGCTGTTGAAAGAGAGCATCCATTCGGTAAACCGCCTGGGGTTATTGCCTTCCCCCCGGCTGGATTTATGCTCAGGGATAAGGGCTACCTTAAACATGAGGGTGAGGATATATTCTATCTAATCCGTGATCTCAACGAGGAACTTAACCGACAACTTACCATTGAGCAATCACTGATCTATAACGCTCTCCATCCCCCTTATGAGCGTGAGGTTGAAACCCCGGATGCTGGACCATCTCTTCCAGCACCGAAGGCAGGGGAGTCATTGGATGTTGCAAAGGGGGAAATGCACAAGGCCGTACCTACCGGAGACTTTAACCGGGCAAACTTCAGTGCCAAAGCCGACTTGATTAAGATGTTCGATGAGGGAGCGCCAGTAGCTCCCCGTATGTATACGCAACCACCTTCCGGCGCTATGCTTGTCGCTGAAATGGAGGCGTTACAGAGGTTACAGGGTTCCCGTATTGTGACGCTCAAGGTACTTTTCGAAGGTCTTTATCGTGATATGATTGAGTTTTGGAGGACAATATCTGCCGATGACGGCGAGGCAAAGATAGGGAAGATCGGTAAGAAGCGACACTATACCATTGCTCAACTGAAAGACCCCAAAGACTATAGTATCGAGTGCCACGAAATGACCAAGAGTAAGCGGCAGGAATTGGCTAACATGGCACTATTCCTCTCCGCTTACGGTAAGCTACCGATGAAGTATAATCTCACCAATGTCCTACAGGCCGAGGACCCTGAAGGCATAATGAGAGAACTTGCTATTGAAGAGATTGAAAGGGCCGATCCCTCACTCGCACTACTTCAGATGGCCTTTAAGTTAATCGACGAGGCTGAGGAACTAGAGGATGAGGCAGAGTATAACGCTAAGAAACTTGAGGCCAGGATGCTCATTAAGCGGGGCGTGGGTATCATTAAGACCTTACAGAATGGAGGCCAGCCAGCACCAGAAGTGGCGGAGGGGGCGGGTTTGGAACAACGAAAGGGCAACCCGAATATTCTACCTGCTTTGATAGGGGCTTCTGGTATGCCAGCCGGAACACCCAAAGAGGCGCAGCCGCCTAATTTACCTGGGGAGGCGATCTAATGGCTAAAGATACATACAGTAAACAGGACGCAATGGACGAATATCGGGAGGCGATGGAAGGACCGGAAGTCAATAAAAATAAAGGCAATCTTAAAGAGCGCATAAAGCAAATAGTTAAAAACGTAAGGAAAAAGTAAGAGGAAATGGCGAAAGCTATACTATCCAGATTAAGCAGGGACCCAAAAGTAGCTAAAGCACGAGCAAAGATTCTTGTCCAAACACCTGAGACGCCAGAGGCTGAGTATCTGAGGGATGTTTTTAGGGTTTCGGCACAAGACCTTGCCGAGCTTGAGTCTATATATACTCTTGCTGGTTCAAAGGAAGCACCACCTCGAGCAGTAGTACCGCCGACACCGGAACCAACGGCAGAACCGCCTGTAGTGCCATCGGCACCAAGCGGGGAGGTTCCACCAGAGGATACCTTTGAGATAGTGAGTGGGCCCTATGCGGGCGAACTTTTAACCCGAACCCAGAAGGAGCAGTACGAGAAGTGGTTTGCTCAGTATGGTCAGGGTATGCCAATGACTACCCGTGCTGCTGCACTGGCGCCCGGCGTCCTGGGTCAGGGTGTTGGTGTGACTACACCGCCACCACTACCGATTGCTAGGACTTCCGCTATTGCTTTTATGAGGGCCGAAGCTGATATATCCGTACTGCCAGCTGATATTCAAACTCAGATACAAGATGAGTTTAGTGAAAAGAACATCGCAGTAAACGTAGCGAATGTTAATTACTGGATTAGACAAAAGCAAGAGCAAGCCCGGATGCTGAAGAGTGGCATTAGAACACTTTATCCTAGCGAACCTGATCCGCTAGGCTTTCTTGATGAAGTCCTGGCAGACGATGAAGCTATAGAAGATTTTGCTTTGGCGATCCATGAGCGTGGCCGGGATATATACACCGAAGCAATACTGTCTAACCTGGGGATGACACCTGAAGAGATTGACATTTTCTTTGCGCCGCCTCAACCTATGGGGCGTACTCCTTCAGGTTTAGGCATGGTTAGAATGTACCAGGAATTTCTCAGACAACAGGAAGTGGAGTTCGAGAACAAGTTAGCGGAGGAACAAAGGCTGATAAGAGAGCAACAAAACGCTGATATGAGAAAGGCAATGGGTATCGAGCAACCGGGCTGGATGCGCGAAGAACCAAGATATGATTTGCCTATGGCCTACCCGGAGAAGTTTGGCCTGCCTGCAAACTGGAATGATCTATCGGAAG